TCGGAGGTCATCGTATCCCTCTACAGGTTCGAAGCCAAGGTTGCCCCTAGCTTCATTTGGGCTAATAATTCCAGTATTTACAAGAGCAGAATAATACTGAGATTGATCTCTTAACTCTGGTTGCAGAGCTGGTATTTCTGATACGTCTTCTTTTATTTCAAATCCAAAGAATCTTGTAAATGCAAAGTTCATTTTACGAACTATAGGTAGTATTGTTTCCAAATAATATAAACGCATATTTGGTCGTATGTTTGCATTATTACCTGAATCTAACATGATTGGTGGTACACCAATCGCTTTTAGTATAATCTTTTCGTTTTCTTGAATTGCATTAGAGAAGTCAAGCTCTCTAAAGTTTACAGCAGATATTTTATCTACTTCTAAACCGCCATCAAGAATCAAGGGTCTGTGTCCGCCAGCATCTGGCTTGTAACGTACTGCCCATGATTGTAGCATTCTTTCTTTAATCTTCTCAGACAAAGTATTTGGAGATTTTAGTACTAAACCTGGTACTGCTCCATTTTTAAAGAAGTTATCCTGAAACTGTCTCATATTCGACATCAGATGCATTGTACGCACTGCTGGTTTCAATCTTGATACACCTCTGTAAATATCGTGAAAAGAATTTTCTTTTATATGGATAATTTCGCTAGGTGAATAATCAACATCGTTATAGGTATACTTCTCGATATAAGTTCTTGCATCTGCATGAATAGTGACATTATCGGCAGGTATATGATACAAGTGAGCGCCATCATAGTATATGAAAATGTTACCATCAAGTATGTAATCTGTAATAATATTCCTTTTAAAAGTGTTAATATCCTGAAAAGGATTCGGCTCCACATTGAGTAGTGCATTTACTTTTGCCCTCTTTATGCCTTTTACAACACCAGGCAAAGAAACTGGCAAAACTACAGCAGGTATTTCTGCTGCATCGTCCACTACCATGTTTACTGCTCGGTTAACCACTTCGATAGTTTCATAGTACATTTCGTAGCTATTATGAAACTCTCTTGAACCTTGTTTATCATATCCCAAGTAGGCTTGGATAGGATTTAGTTTTTCTTCGGTGTCTTCGATTTTGTTGCCTCCACCGAAAATCCTGTTATACCATGCCATGTTTTTCTCTCTGAATATCTACCCATCTTTTCTGCTTTGAAACAGTTCCTAACGATGGATCTTTTCCGTAAATTGAATGTAACTGTAAATGATGCTCGTGGCAAATTGTTACTGTGTGTTCATACAATTCTGCCCAGTGTTCTTCTATAAAAGTATCCCTAAACTCAAGGACATCTTCTGGCAATACTTTTTTCTGCTTTACCCATTTATGGAGTAAAGGACTTAAACTATAAAAATGGTGAAAGTCTAAGTCTGTGTCTGTTCCGCAAATATAGCACTCAGTGCCTTTTTCATACTTTGATTTTGCTTTGTCTCTTATGTATTTTACGAGGTCTCTTTTCAAATCCATTTTTCATTACCGAAATTATATCTAAGTTGAGGTTTTATGTCAAATGTTATTTTTCTTACCTATCGTTAGAAGCCTGTCATTGCAGTTTCAAACGAATATAACGCATATCTGATTGCATCAGCCATATGCGATGACATATCGTGTTTTGGTTTTTCTCGTAGCAAGTTTGGATTTGGATCCCATTGGTATTGATCTAAGCTAATAAGTGACTGAGTACATCCCTTATCAACAATCAAACAATCATTATCAACAATTCCTGCTACGTGTCCTATACCATCTATTACTGATTTCTTTGCATTGATAGTTGATATACTATAGTTCTGTGCAAAGTCAAATCGTGTTTGTGCCGCTGCTGAGTCAATATAGATATAGTCTATGTCCCACTTTTCCATCATGGAGAGTATGACTTCTGCGTGTCTATCTGTAGTTTTCTCAGAGTCGTAGTATTCGTCTAGTAGATAATATTTGCCTGTGTCCCAGTCGTAGGCAATTACACAAAATGCCGTAGGATCACGAAAGCCAACATCAAGGCCGGCAAAGATATCCATTCCAGTAGTATTAAATTCGGACAGATCCGCGATGCATTCTTCCGCGTTAAAGCTCCAAATTTGTCCTTCATACGTATTAAAGTCCGCTTCATATTCTTGTTTAAACTCTGCTGCACTCATTGATTTTCTAGCTTCTTCTATATCAGATGAACTCATACGAGGATTATCAAGATAAGTCGCACGTATGGAAATCCATTCAGGATAGTCTTCCTGAAAGCCTCTTTCGAAGAAGTTTGCAAACCAATTATTTCTTCCTCGAGGTGTAGAAATAAAAATCGCTTTTGAGTTATCTTTATCAAGCGTAGGACGAAGAGACACATTAAATGCTTCTTCTCCGTCTGTCAAAGCCGCTTCATCAAATATAATTAAATCATAGGATCTACCTACACAAGAGTCTACTTGGTTTACTGATCCCATGCGTATTGTTGAGCCATTTGTTAGCTCAATCACTTTATCTTTTGCATTATCTTTTCTGACTTCTAAGTCAAAATGCTTTATAAGGTTTCTCTGCAGATCAAATGAAATCTGCGAAAGAGAGTAATTTGGGGACATAATTAGTATATTAGAGCCTGGTACAAGTGATACTAATTGTCCGATAATATTTGCAATATATGTTTTTCCTTGTCTACGAGAGATAGCAGCACAAACAAAACGATACTTTGGATTGTTAATTGCATTTATAATTGCTACCTGTGAAGGTAGTGCTTCTATTCCAAGTAAGTCTAGATAAGGAGTTACAGGCAATTTTAGAAATCTTGTATCGGCCTGTAGTTCTACTAAGTCTATGGATTGAATATCTTTTCTACTTATTTGTATTGTCATTTTTTTATATACCAAGATGGATAACGAGACCAAGGGTTCTTTTTATTTTCGAATTCGTATACGACTACTCTCTTATCTACTGACTTAGCAAAGTTGTTTATAGAGTCTACATTCTTTGGCCACTTGTGCGGGGAGTAGTCGTCTCCTGAGTAAATTCCGCCAGTTTTAAGCTTTGGCCACCAATCTGCTAATGTTTGACCTTCTTCTTGGCCTGTATGAGCATACCCGTCTATATAGATAAAATCAAAGAAATTATCTTCAAACAGGTCAAGTGCTTCATCAAATCTCATTCTAAGTATTTCTACATTATCGTACTTTGATAAAAGATTTTTTGTACTTTCATATTGAGCATCAGTATGCCCTCTATCGCCCGCCCAGGCATCTACACAATACCAGCGAGATACATTAACTTTTGATAAAACCCTATCGGAAAAGTAACCTTCTGCTACTCCTAACTCTATTCCGACAGGGCTAGGTCCTGCTATTCTAACAATGTCTTCCCTGCTAATCATATTTATTTACTTTTTGCGTATGCTTGGGTTCCAAAAAATGCAGCTACTATTGCTGCTACTGAGACGAAATATGTTGCTGCCATATCTCCTAAAATTTCTGCTGCTTGACTATGATGTGTCCATTCTGCAAAGATTACACAAGCAGGATAAAGTAACATACCAAACAATGCAAACCACGCCATGGCGCGTTGGGCATCTCTCATTGCGTCTTCATCCTCAAGTCGCTTTCGTTTAAATTCTAAATCGAGGTCATATTCTTCTTGAGATATATGACCATCTCCGTTTAAGTCTTTCTTTGCAATCTCTGCATCAACTGTTTTTGTTACTTTTGTTTCATCTGTCATATTAGTTATTTACTATAACTACATCGAAGTTGAGAATGCAATCACTATTTGCACTTGTTGTAGTTGCTCGAAAGTCTATATCTGATCTTTCTGGTAAAACGAGGGGCACAGCAAATTCTTGCCTAAAACTACTTTGATAAATTTTAGTCTCGCTTTTTAGTCGAAAACCATTGATAGCAGGATCTCGAATAAATAGATCTACTTCAGCGTCATCGCCCTTACCTGTACTTGCAGTATAATTCATTAAAAACCCAGTCTTCTGACGAGGAATTGTATATACTGCCATAAGTGTCTGAGCAAGGCCAGCATCTACTTGAGCAACTACAGTACCCGTTCCGCTTCCAACTCGTGCAGTGATAGTGCCTGCATTTTCATGAGAATACTCCATACGAAATACTCGAA